CCCGTCCCCACCCGTCCCAGGCGGTGAACCGGATCGAATCAGGGTCTATTTCATACTGTGACGAATCCCATCCTGGAGGTAGATAGCCTGCCAGGAGACCGTTCCAGTCGGGATTCGTGTCCGTCGGCGGAGTAGTGAGGGTTCCGGTCGTTCCGTCGAACGTCAGCCCCGGTGCCCACCCGTCAGGATGCTTCTGGTCGTGGCGGGCCGACGACTCGAACAGGTCGTCCAGTTCTGTCATTGTCGCCGCAACTGTGGGAAGCGTTTCCGGTAGTACCCGCCGACCGAAGACGCCGAAGTTGTCACACCGTGCTTGGCGAGGGCGTCAGCCACCCGCACCCAAGACGGAGCCTTCCCGGTTCCTTCGATTCGTTTTTCGATCGCCTCGCACAGTTCGAGGGCTTCGCCGGATACCTTGTCCCGCCATGTCTTCGCGTTTTGGGACGCGTCGAACAGATAGTCGATGTCCATTGTTTCCGCCTTTCACAGTGGTGACCCTGCGTCCGTGCGTTATATGTTCCGGCTCATTCGGTGCCGATACGCCCCAACACCTGGAGTCGTTGAACGGCGACCGACTTGAAGAATGAGAAGAGGGTGGTTGCTCCGACCGTTGCCAGGATCGGCATGTTCACATCGAGTAGCGATTCGACGGCGATCACCGCCAGGGCGGATTCGATCGACGTCCAGAGAGCTCGTTCGGTGATCGCGGGCCAGGTCATCTTCGTCATGTGGTTCTCCTTTGATATCAGGCGGCACGGATGCGGCGGACTTTGGCGGCGACGTTGGGACCGTGATCGGGGCCGGCCCACCGCCAACCGTCGGACAGAAGCGATGGGGCGGTACCGCGGATCGAATCGAAGTGGCGGGGATCGACACGCAACTCGCCAGGTATCCACACGCCGGCGTAGAGGGCGGCATGCTGGATCACCGCCCGCACGCCGGTCTCGTCGTCGGGGAATCGGGCGTGCGCGTCGGGATCATCGTTGTCGCCGCCGGCGGTGGTCTTGATGCCTCCCCAATTGTGATGCGCCGGACCGAGCACGCCGCCGAAGTGTCCGCCGGCGGTCTCATGGTCCATGATGGCGGCCGGCACCGCCGGATCGACCCCGTAGGCGGCCGACTCGTGCCAGACGTAGACCATGAGCTCGCGGTAGCGGGCGGTGCCAGCGCGGGTGGTGGCGTAGCGTTGCAACTGCGGGAGTGTCACAGTGGGGGCGGCGAGGATCGCCACATCGTCGGCGGGGGCGTCGTCTGGTGGTGTCTCAGACGGGGGAGGGGTTGGTGCCTCGAGGGTGATCCGGGGGAGAGCGGCGAACAGGTGGGCTCCGGGGCAGGCGGTGGCTTTCGTGTCCCGATGCCCGTACACGACCCTGCCTGTCGGATGCGTGTCGGTCAGGTTCGGGAACCCGGACTTGCGGAGCCAACGAATCCGGTTGTCGATCGACGCAATCACCACGTTGATGGCGTCGGGGTCGCCCAGGTCGAAGTTCCCGGCGACCGCCCAACCGAGCCCGGCCGTGTTGTGACCGGCGGTGTGTGCCCCGGTGCGGGACAGGCCGCGGCCTTCCATGATCGTTACGTCCAGGTTTTCGAGGACGTAGAACACTTCGGTGTAGGGGATGTCTTTGCCCAGGTCGGGGCGGATGGTCTGTAGCTGCCGCTGATATTTGATGGCGTTCTTGATCGTCCATCGGTTCTTGGTGAAATCCGATGTGTCCACTGCGGCGGTGTGATGGACGTGGACTTCGGTGCGTTTCGACGCGGCGACGGCGAAGCCGAGCCGGGGAAGGGAAGTGTTCACCCCCCAGCCAGCGCGCGACAGATAACGGTCGGTCATCTCAGAGCCCTTCCGTGGGGGAAACGGCAACGTCGGACTTGCGTAGGAGCGCCACCACTTCGACGGCGATCTCCTGGGCTTTCAACCGTTGGATCGCCTCCATTTGGCCTTCCACCCTTGACAGTCGAATTTCGAGTCGGTGGATTTCGGCTTCCAAATCGACGATGCGTTCACCCCTGGTTATTGCGAGCTGCTGTGTTTCCGCCGTGTTCTGTTTCGCTGTGCCGGAGCGCAGCCAGAAGTATCCGATGAGGCCGAGGCTGATGAAGCCGACGACGTTGAGGGCTATCTGCCAGTCCATGTTCGGCTCCTTTCGACGGTGGTCATATCGGGATCATCCCCCAACCCTCGAATGCGCCTGCGACCGCGGACGGTTCCAACGCCATCGCCTCAACAATGAGCTGGGTAGCTCTCACACCAGCGGCAGCCGACTCCAGGGCCAGCGCCTCAACGACCAGCTGAGTCGTCCTTACGTCATCCTGGGATGCGACCGCTTCGACGACGACCTGCGTCGTTCTTACGTCGGCCATCAGCTACTGACGATGCCGAAGTTCGTAGCGTTGAAGTTCGCCAGGGTCCACGCCCCCACCGCGATCGGATCGGTCTCCCAGATGGTCAAAGCTCTCGACGCGTACGAGCCCGACGGGGTTTCGGCTGTCCCGTCGTCGTTGGTGGCCGAGCGGCGCAGATAGGTGGCGACATCCAGGGGGGTGGCGTTGAAACGGGCGATGGCATGCGCCTGAACAGCGATCGGGGCTGTAGTGATAGCGGACAGATCGGCGAACGTGTAGTCGTCCCGGTCGGCTGCCGCCGTCGATTCGATGTAGGTGGTGTCCCCGTCGTTCGCACCCGGATCGTCCACCGCCTGGAAGTTCGTCCCGGTGTTCGGAGTCCAATCGGTGTTGTCACCGGCACCGTCCGCTAGGCGTGCCTCGACGATGACAGGGCCGAGAAAGTCGTTGAGTGACGATCCTTGCCCGTTCATGAGAACGATGTCGCGGACGGCGGTGCCAGAGTTGTCGGCGGTGTTCTGTGATCCGATCGTGATCCGGTCTATGAGGGCGTCGGTGCCGCCGTTGCGAGTGTCCACCCCGGACACGTTGACGACTTCCACGGTGTCGACGTTGACGATCACCGATCCGGTCGTGTCGTGGATGACGACTTTCACTTCGATGTACTGCCAGGCTCCGGTCGTGGACAGGGCACCGGCCGCCGACGTGGCGAGGATGGCGGTCCCGGCACGTCGAACGTCGATCGACCCGTCCGAGTTGGGTGCTTCGACGGTGATGTGGGTGACGGTGCCGCCGTCACCGTAGAACGCGCACAGCGACCCGACAGCGTTGGTGTTGGAGAGCCCCGTCTTGTAGTGACGGAATCCGAGGATGATCGTGTCGTCCTCTTGGGCAGCGAAGTTCTTGCGGAGCCCCTCGTCCCGGTTGTCGGCGATCGTCCAACAGGTACGGGAGTCGACGGTCTGCGCGAACGTGACAGTCGTGAACAGATCCCATTTGGCGCCTGCCACGGACGGCAGGTCACAGGATTCCATCATGATCAGGCTCATCTACGCCTCCTGGAATTCGATGGCGACAACCAGATCAGATCCGGCAGTCGACGAACCGATCTGGTCAATGTCCACCGACAGCAGGTCCCCGGCCGAGACCGCGGTCACATCCGGCACCGTCTCAGTCGACGAGGTGGACCCGTCGCTGATAGTCGGACGGTTCCCCTGCGTGGTGTAGACGGTGGTGCCGTTCAGGTTCACATCGACGATCAGATCCGCACCTGTCGGAGCGGTACCGACCGCGGCCCGCACCCCGATCAGGGTCATGTCGAACAGTGCCGGGAACTTTGATACGCCGGTCGTCACTTCCAGCGTCCCGGTTTTGGAGAAGGCCAGCGGCTGGGCGACAGCCAGACCGGAATGGTCGTCGGCGTCATGCCGCGCCACATTCAGATACTGCGAATGGTCGTCGTCGGCGAGTCCGGTCAAAGCGCCGTGGTCATGATTGTGGTCCCCGGTGGCTACCGCGGCGGTGCCGACAGCGGCGACAGCGAACGTGCATAGCTCCCAGGTTCCCACGTTGTCTGTGGCGAACGTGCCCGGATCTTCCACCTCTCCGGTGACCTGCCGGTGACCGAGAAACAAGGTCGGATCGGCCGGTCCCATCTCGAACTGTACGACCTCCGTGTAAGGCGACGGGTCGGTGATCGTCGGCTGTCCCGACCCGGCGACACCGCCGCCAAACACGTACACGTCATAGGTGGTGTCCCCATGCGTCATCGACACCTGAGGCGGGTCGATCGTCGCACCCGTATCGGAGAAGAACGACGAGAAATCCGGGGTGAAAGTGTCCCAGTCCAACCCGCGATGGACGATGGCTATCGCGCCCACATGCTGTGCCGCTGCGGTGGCGGAAAACTCGACTGTCGCGCCTTCCGACCCGTTCATCTTCCGCCAGTACACGGCCGCGTCGGAACCCGCGTTGATCGCCCCCTGATTCCATCCGGTCGGGGTGAGCATGTCCGACGCGGCGTCGTCGTTCTTCAACCCGACGACCACCAGATCGCCAGCCACATAGGTCGGCATATTGATGTCATAGGTCGTGCCGGTAGATTCAAGCTCCGTGGTCGCCACGTCCTGACGGGACGCCTGCCCGCCCTCAGTCGGCGGACGGATCAGCGTCGGCGGACGCACCGTGTTATGCGGAATGCCCACCCGGATGAACGTCGGCTTGAAAAGGTCGGTCACGGTATCCGCTCCCACTCCACATACGGGGTCAAATCAATCCAATCCGCCGCCGTCGTAGCCGAACTCCCCGGACGCACATACACCCCCATACCCTTCGTCAACGGCCAATCCCCCTCCAAAATCCGGATACGCTTCGGGAAGATCCTCATGCCCCGATGCTGAATCTCATTCGCCGTGTCCTCGATCCCCGCCTGCGGGTTGTACACGTACAAGAAATCCCCGACCTCGATCGTCCCGTCGGCAATCTCCCACTGCGACATGTCCAAATCGACGGTCTTCTCAACGTCGGCTGCCGCCAGCTCGGAAGCCATGAAATCCGCCACCGAAGTGGTCGCATCCGACGCCGGTCGGGTGAGACGACGATTCCGGATCAGCGGATTGTCCCGTCCGTCGAAATACGGGTTGGGGTCACGGTTCAGAATGTTCGTGATCGAGTTGGACCCGTCGAACGCTTCGTCAACCACCACCATCCGAGACGCCCACTTCGTGGCGTCCCTCGCACTCCGAGTCCTGAGAGATTCCAACGACACACGCTGCGGATCGGACCCCCAACCGATCGGAATAGCGACCGCCAGCTTCCCACCGTCGGACTCGTCGACCAGATAGACCTCGTTGGAATCGTCCGGGCCGGCGTCGACGGTGAAGTCCGGGTTGATCCGGTAGTGACAGGACAGCGATTTCATCACCGTCCGGAACGCGTCAAGGCTCATGTCCGCCGGGTAGAACGTCCCGGTGTAGGTTCCGGCCGGTTCGGTGATCGTCCCCTGCGTCAGCGAAGCCGGGATGATCCCGTCGTTGACCGCATCATCCAACACGGTGGCGAGCGTGGCGTTCGTGAACGTGAGCACCTCGGCCATGATCGGACCCTGACCACTCTTGTCCCCCAAATGCCATTGCAGCCCGTGACCGCGGATCACAAACGGAAGGTCGTTGAACTCGACCTCCATGATCGGCCCCGCATACCGGGCCTCGGACTTCAACGTCGCATCCGTGAACCGGGTGAGCCGCCCATCACCTATCCCCTGAGCATGGATGTACAGATGATCCAGCTCGTCGATGTTCTTCAAGATCTCTGGGGGAGTGTCCGCCCGGAGTGTCACCTCGAAGCTGCCCGGATTGTCGTAGACCTCACGGACGCTCATCGGGGGATCGGCCTGACCTGCTCGTTCGACACCGCCAGATACTGCAAGCACTGGTTGCCGGCCTGATCCTGGGTCTGCGCCGACGACCCGTCGATCTCAGAGGAGATGAAAAAGTCGAACTCGGTGGTCGAAGGGAAGTCGAGTCCGCCGTTGGTCGTGTCCTGGGTTGTCGTCTTCGACGAACCCAACACGAATCGGTTCCCGTCTCCATCATTCGATGTGGCGCGGATCGCCATCACCGACGACGCACCCGTGGGTGTGATCGCCGTGGACGCTTCGACAGAGGAACGATCCAGGCTGTAGGTGGCGGCCGCACCGTCGTAGTTGTAGAAGCCGTAGACGAGCAGTCCGCCCCGACGGACACCGAGCGTCAGCGTGTGCCGGGTGTACTTGTTGCCGCCCGCCTCGTTCGCATCGTCGACCAGTTCGATGATGCAAAGCTCCGGCGTGTTACGGATGATCCGAAACTTCGACCACTTCACGATCGCTGTCGTCGTCGCATATTTGATCGTGTACGCCTTCGCCGTCGCATACGCCGACGTGTCATAATGCGCGACTTCGATTTGCCCGTTCGACGCGCCAGTCGTCAACCCCGGTGTGACCTTCACCAGCGAATTCCCCAACTCGAAGTCGATCACCGACATCGGCACGTCCACCCCGGTGCGGACGTAGCCGTCCACCTTCACATAGCAGGCGCCCTTGTAGAAGTTGGCGGGGGCAACCGTGAATTGCGGCGACGTGTCAGGGATGCCGATAGCCACATTCAGATCGCCGTCCTCACCGGTACGGGTGATCTCACCAGGCGACCCCGATCCGGCGAGCAGCGTGTACGCCACCCGACCAATCGGCCCGGAATGCCACCAGTTCAACTCGCCCGCGATCAGACCGTGATCATTCGAATGAACCTGATGGTCGAGAAGCGACTGGAACTCTGCCGACGAGTAGGTGCCGAGAAGTTCCAGGGAGATGCGAAAGTCGAACAGGCCCGTCGAGTTGAGCGCATAGTCCTCGGCGTCGATGTCCGCACTCAGCACCCGGTAGAACCCGTCGATGAACGCGTCGTCGTTGAGGGTGACGGGGACTACATCACCGTTGGCGGCGTGCTGTCCGAGTTCGGAGCGGAGCGCCTTCGTGTTGGCAAGCGACGACGACGCCAGAACTCCGGAGATGTCTACGCGGGTAGCCCGGGTGGACGCCCGCGACCGTATCTGGTTCGGGTTGTCCAGGTCGAAGTCGAGGCCGATACGGCCGATAACGAGTTCGGCCATTACTCCACCGTTGCCCTTCCGAACCGCACCAGTTCACGATCAACATCACGGATGGGGATGAGACGCCCGTCACTGGTGAGGAACAGTCCGAGCGCCCGGAGTGCAGCGTCATATTCGCGTACGTCGTCAATGAGGAACCCGAACAGCTCGTGCTGCAGCCCGGTCCGTTCGATCATCGCGTTCAACGAATCGACCACTGGCCCTGAGATCGTGTCCGCCAGGTCCTTCGTCAATGCTTGAAGTTCGGATTCGGCGACCAGCACGTCGATGGCTGCCGCCTCCCGGTCCCGGTCGGTCGCTTCTTTGTCCTTCGACACTTCGGTCAGCCGCTGTTGGGCTTGGGCTGCCCGTTGCTCCGCCAACGCCCGAGCCAGTACCGGGTCGGTGAGGGCGAGTTGTTCCCGCGCGAAGTTCCGGATCGTCTCCGACGCCTTGGCGATGCGCCGGTGGAATTCGGTGGTGTCCGGGGCGGGGATCTCCCCGGGCGGGGCGAACCGGGAGAACACCCGGTTGAGCTCTTCCTGCTCCTGGGTTTGAAGCTTGGTCATGAAAATGGACTGTTCGACGACGTTGCGGTACCGGCCGAACACTTTTGTCGCCTCGTCTACCTCGTCGGTGGCGTCCCGCTGCGCATCCTTGAAGTCGTCGGCGGACTGGCGGAAGTCGTCCATGCCGTGACGGGTGTTGTCCATATGCCGGTCGAGCTCGACCAGCCCGTCGCCGTACTTGTCCGACGCGACCTTGGCACCGATGAACAGGGCTGCCAGTCCGGCCGTAGGAATCGCCAGTCCGGCGGCGGCAGCTCCCCCGCCCGCTGCTGCCGCACCCGCTCCGGCTGCACCACCAGATACAGCGGCAGCTCTCTGAGCGGCAGCCGCGCCGAGCGCCGCCGTCCGGATAGCGTTGTATGCCACCGCTAGTTTCCCGAGGATCACCAGCAACGGTCCGGCCGCGGCGACGAACAGTCCGAACTTGACGATCACATCCTGGGTTTCCGGGCTCAACCGTTGGAACCCTTCCGCCACCCCCTTCACAGCGTCGGCCACTTCCACCAGGATCGGCGCGATAGCCGCCCCCACCTGCTCTCCGGCGTCACCTAACGCGTTGAGCGCCTGCTTCATCTGCCCACCGGCCGTCTGCGCGATCGCCTCCGCTGTCCCCTGGAACTGGGATTCCAACTCGGCGAGGATGATCTTCTGTGCACCCAGCAGGTCCCCGGACTCTTGCAGGGTGCGGATCTGTTCCTTCTGCTGGTCGGTGAACGTGACGCCGACCCTGGTGAGCGCCGACACGCCCTGGATCGGATCGTTGAGGGCCTTGCCGAGCTGAACCGCCGAAGACTTCAGGTCCTGGTCGAGTGCGACCGACATGTCCAACATGGCCTTGGTGGTCCGGTCGAAGATGTCGTTGCCCTCACCGACCTCGTTGCGGAGGTTCTTGAAGGTGAGGAGCACGTTGGCGGCGGAGATAGTGACTTCGTCGCCGAACGTGGTGACCTGTTGCAACTCCGAGGCCAGATTCTTCACGTGACCGGCGGTGATCCCGGCTATCCCGCCGGTCGCCTTGAGAACGGCGTTCAGTTTCGCCTCGGCCTTGGCCTGCTCCTCAGACGCCTTGAATGCCAATCCGAACGCAGCGACCAGCGGCAGGGTGACGTTCCGGGTGAGGGACTGGCCTGTCCGCTGCATCTTCTGACCGAACGCTTCGGCCTGCTTCGACGCCTGATCGAACGCTAGGTTGAGTTGGGTAGCGTCCCCGATGACGGAGACGCGGACGATCGAGCTACGTCTCGCCATCGGCGTACTCCTTCAAATCGTCGAGGTAGCGGGCGAAGTCAGCCCCGGTGAGCGCCCAAAACTCGGACGGTTGCATCCTGTAAACGCGGGAAAAGACCGGCAGCCATCGGGCTAGCCGGTCTCGGTAGGGTCCACCTCTTCGATGTTTTCGGTGAGAAAGTCGGCGTCAGCGTTGTCCAGGTCAACATCCGGATACAACTTGCGGAGTTTTGCCACCATGATTGCGAGGATCACCGACGGGCGGGCCACCTGGGTTTCAACGAAAGAATCCCACTCGTCGTTTCCGACCTGGAGTTGCACATCCACCGATTCGCGGAGGGTGAGCGAATCCAACGACACGTCCAGCGTCTCAGTCTTCCCGTCAATGTCAACCTGTACTTTCATCTGATCTCCCTGTTCCACACCCGGTCGATAAGCCGGTCGGTCTCTCTGAAATAGATGTCCACGACTGTCTCTTCTTTGGCTTCAAGCGCGTCAACAAGGAACGGTTGCGGGGCGATGTTGTGGGCGGGCCACCCCCAATGGATCGGCGGTGCGTACGGCAGGGACGCCTTACCTGCGGCGACAGTCCCGGCACGCTGCGAACCGAGCGCCCGAATCGACTGTTCAAGCCGGCCCGTCCGATACGGGGCGAGCGGTTTCGCAGCCCTGGCTACCGGCTCGGCGGTCTTCCGGTGGATCTCCTTCTGCGCCTTCCGGTATTCGGCGGGCACAGCACGAAGAGCACGGTTCAATTCCCGCAGCCCCTCAACTCTTACGGTCATGCCCCATATGTGCTCTCAGTGTTCTGGTATTCGATGGTGAACGCGTCACCCGAAGCCGGGTCCCAGGCGGTGAACGGGACGTCGACCACGATCACATCCGTGTTCGGGATCTGCGGAGTCTCCCCGGTGAACCGGGCGTCAGCGATGGTCAGCTTCAACAGGTTGTTGTAGGTGTCGTCGATCGCATCGCCCTCGAAGTCCAGACGGATCTCGACGGAAGTGTCCGCCGCGAACGCCTCGTAGAAGTCGTCGCGGTCCTCGAATTCGATTCGCAGCGTCCCACCCAGAGTGTCTCTCGGGCGGTTCAGCGGTTCAGCCATCAGCCCCGCGTTGCCGAGCTTGAACAGCCGGTCGATCGGGAAGTTGTTCTGATAGCGGACCGACGAGAACGAGATAACGTTCGAGTTGGTCACGTCGTCTATCAGGACTGTCCCCTGCGCGTAGTGGAACACGTCGGGTGCGGAGTAGTTGGCGGTGGCGAGCGCAGTGGACGAAACCTCTTGGCGGGCCAGGAAGTCGGTGGCCATCTGCAACACGCCGTCAGGGTCCTGTGAGAAGCCGAAGCCGGAGATCTTCGATCCCGGATAGGTGAATGCGAACACTGTCCCGTCGTTCGCCTCAACACCCTTCTGCAACGTCAGCGACTTTCCGGTGAGGGTGCCGGGTGTGAACGTGTGCAGGTAGACGGTGGGAGAGTTCGTCTCTTCCGGCTGCGCCGTGGACACCGCGCCCAGCCCGACCTTGAATAGACGGCCGAACTTTTCGGTGGCGACCTCAAAGTTGACGGTTCCTTCAGCCCAGTTCCGGGTGATCCGACGGGTCGAACCTCTACCCAGCCGGGTACTGGGACGGATGCCGTCTGAACCTCCGATGTTCTGCTGGCGGCGCAGCGTCTCCGAAGTGAATTCAAGGAACGTGTCCACCACGACAGCGGTGCCGTAGGTGGTTTCCTGCTTGTAGGCGAACTGGTGGTTTATGGCTCCCACGGCTTACTCCTTCTTCTGTCGGGCCTTTTTCCAGGCGTCGGATTGTTCGAGCAGCCGACGGGCAATCTCGAAGGGGATTTCGCATGGCACACCCGGTTCGCAGACGACCCCGGCGGATGGGACCTCGACGGGCGCGCGCGACGGACCGATGTAGACCAGCTTCACGGAGGCTCCTAGGAGACGCGGGCGGTGACGGTGATGTCGAACTCGCAGATGACATCCCATCCCTGATCCACTGAGATGGGCAGGTAGTCGATGTCTGACACGATGGAACGCAACGTCTGATCCCCGACCGACGGTGGACTATCGCGGATCGTGTCGACGATCAGGGCCATCAGGTCGCGGGCCCGGTTCAGAGCGGCCGCGAACGTGGCGGACGTGTCCGATGCTGTGCCCGCATATTTGACTTGTGCCCTGCCGGGAAGGGTGAACTCTTCGTCTCGACGGCCCGCACCGATAGCCGCATGGATCTGCGAAGTGACGATCGGATCGCCGGGTCGGATCAGATAGATGGCCTCTTTCAGTCCCGCCTCACCGTCGGCAGTCAACTTCACTTTCAATCCGATGCCCGCTGTCCCGAATGTGGCGTCGGCGTCGACCGCGGTTTGGAGGGTCGTACGGAACGCAATGATGAAGTCTCCGGCTGCGACTCCGGCCATTAGAACGCCCACACCCGGCGATAGTGGTTGATTCGGGCCATCATCGGCCGCTCGGTCGAAGTGACCCGGACCGCACCGTCAGGTCCGACCCCAACCACCCCGAACGGTGCGTCCTTCCGACGCCAGAGCTCGGCGGCGACAATCAGACAGGTCTGTTCCACTTCGGTCGGCACCGCATCCCATCCCCATTGTGCGGTGATCTCGACCCGCGCCCTGCGTCCGGATGTCGGGAAGGTGAGACTTTCAACAGCGGTAATCCTGTCGTATGGTCGCCCTTCGTGTACCAGGGACACCGATTCGACCTGATAGTCGTCGGATGTCCAGGTCGTGTCGAAGGTCCCATCATCTGACGTGTCTGTTTTCACGACCAGCCCGGTGATTGTGGAAAAGTCGGGTACGTCCACCCGGTGGGCGTCCTCAGCCTGGAACGTTTTCGCGGTGGCCGCACCAGAGTCGAAGAAGACACGGCCGCAGTAGTTGTCGATCATCCGCGACGCGGACTCGACGGCACGTTCCAGGTCGGCGTCGTGGGCGGTGTCCGTGAGGGCGATCGTGACGAAGGCTTTCAGTTTGTTGAGGGTGCTGTACCCGTTGGTGATCAAGGTCGACCCTCCTCAGCTTGTCGGTGCGTCCGATATTTGGAACGTCCCGTAGGCCAACGTTCTTACCCTCGAACCGAGGGTGGCGAGAAGCTCCCAAATGTGATCACCCGAGTCGAGATCGAGTTCGCTGTCTGTCAGTTCCACGTCGACTGTGAACCCGGTCGCGGTGTCAACGGCGTCGAGCGATGTCTTAGAGATGACCGCACCGACCCTGAAGGTGATCGCCGTGAAATCCGTGGTGGTTGTGGTGGTGGTGACAACGACCTGTATGTCGAGTCCCCGACCAGCGAAGGCGTGAAGAGCGGAGGCTGTGATATGTGACATTCAGCTCCCAACGACCGATCGCTCGTACTTGCCTGCCGAGACTGTTCGTGCGTACTTGGCTGCAACGACTGTCGGCTTGAACGTGACGGTCTCCCCGACGAACGTCCCGGAAGCCGAAGCCGTCTGATCATCCTGGGTGACAGCCGCGGTGCCGGTGTAGAAGTTGACGACCGTCCCGGTAGCGGTAGACGTGTCGTCTGCTTGGGTTACAGCCGCGGACCCCGAGAATGTCGGAGGCGTGAAGGTGCCGGAGGCGTCGACTGTCTGGTTCTCTTGGCTTGCCGCGGCGGTGCCCGTGACAACCGGAGCGACGAACGTTCCCGACGCTGTAGCCGTGTCGCCTTCCTGGGTCGGAGAAGCGCTACCAGATACCGGTCCGGGAACAAAGGTCCCCGAGGCGGTACTGGTATCCGACTCTTGGGTTGCTGATGCCGTGCCAGTGACACCAGACGATGTGAAGGTGCCCGATGCTGTCGACGTGTCCGGCCCTTGACTGACGCTGGCTGTGCCCGTGTATGTCGGATCGGCGAAGGTCCCGTTGGCTGTCGCCGTGTCATCTGCCTGAGTTGTGGCAGCAGTCCCGGTGAAGGTCGGAGCAACATGTGTGCCAGATGCTGTCGACGTGTCATCGTCTTGGGTGACGGCAGCGGTGCCGGTCAGGGTCGGGTTGACGAACGTGCCGCTAGCCGTGGACGTGTCCGCTTCTTGCGACGGGGCTGCGGTGCCGGTGAAAGTGCCTGGGTCGAATGTGCCCGAGGCCGTGGAAGTGTCCGCCGCCTGGCTTGGCGTCGCCGTACCGGTGAACGTGGGGGCGACATGCGTTCCCGAAGCTGTGGAGGTGTCATCCTCTTGGGTCGGTGTAGCCGTCCCCATGAGGGTCGGGTTAGTGAACGTTCCCGACCCGGTAGACGTGTCATCTTCTTGGGTGGCTGCGGCAGTCCCGGTGAATGTCGGCCCGGTGAAAGTTCCTGATGCGGTCGACGTGTCCGCCGCCTGGGCGGGTGCGGCCGTACCAGTGAAGGCCGGAGCTACGAACGTTCCCGAGCCCGTGGACGTATCAGCGGCTTGAGTCGGGCTAGCTGATCCGGTGAACGTCCCGGCGATCGTCCACGGTGCCGTCGTTGTCGAACCGGCCGACCCGTTGTCGTAGCCGGTGGTTTTCGTACCGCCGCCCATCGTCCGGGTGTCCCTGGTGCGGACGATGATCCGCAGCCGATCCCCCGACCCCCACGTACCCAAGTCCACCGACGTGGCCGCAAAGTCCAGTGTCCCGACCGCCGATGTCTGCTCGTCAGTGAACGACGACGTGGACTGTGGCGTCCCACCCGAATTCAGTCTCGCCCACGCCACCGAAATCTGATGATCGGTGGACGCGACGCTAATGACAATCGCAGCCGCATAGTCCCCGGTTACACCATCTGTGGACGGCGCGTCAGCGTGGGAATATGTGGTGTCGATCGTCTCGCCCACCGCCGTGTCAATGCCCTGTGTAAAAATGGCCGGGGCATCATCGACCAGCGTTCCCGACGACGTGAGAAAGTAGGTGGTGCTCACGGACTCACCGCCTTGCTTACAAGGTCATGGACCCGCCAGTACGACTCTCCGTCAGTCCACAAGCCCATCTTCCACGGCTTCCCCCCGGCCTCGATCCCGAGGTAGTGGTACACCTCGCTGTCGGCCTGGACCGTCACCCCTGCCGGGGCGTGGTAGTAGACGACAGCATGGACCCCGAACGGTGGAGCCTCAGCCCACGACCCTTCATCTGAGGTGAAGGTTGAGCCATCGGCGTAGAACACGGTCCACGCCCTGATCGGGAGCACCTATGCGTTGCCGGCAGTGATGGTGAACGAAGTCAAAGATACGGTTCCACCCGCGACGAAGGACACCGAGTCGAAGTTCAGGTCCGCACCCGACGTGGACACATCGCCGTCCATCACATGGGTGGCACCGGACGACTCGATACGGAACCAGGACGCCGTACCCGTCGCAGCAGCGGACGTGTCATCCGCGATCGCGTTCAGGGTCAATACCCCACCGGTCGCAGCGGCAGCGAAGGTGGCGTTGCAGACCTGCTCGGAGAGCTTGGTTGTCTCAGCGCCCCCCGTGGCGGGGCGGCTCCCCGAGAAGACCTTCAGCAGGGCCGACCCACCGGCCACGGCCGTGATCTCATCCAACTGGTTGTCTCTTAGGGTCTCGTTGTAGCCGAGGGCCATTATTTCTCCTCACATGTGTCGGTGTGGACGAGGACCAGTCCCTCGTATCCACAGTCGGGATTGCCGCACGGTGACGGCGGTGGAGTGAACGTGCCCTTCGCCTTGACGATGAACGGTCCTGCAATAGCCATCAGGATGCCTCCTGTTCTCGGTACCGGTCCTCGTCCAAGACGATCTGCTTGACGTGTCCGGTCTTCACCCCGGTATGCACGTACAAGGGGATGTCAAGATCCATCAGCCGTTTGCAGAACGTCACGTCTTCACCCCGTGTCCGTTCCCCGTCTTCAGTGATCGTCTCTGCGAACCATCGGAACGGCCCGCCTTCGGGGAACTGCTCGAAGACTGTCCGGTGGACTAGCAGACAGGCAGCACCGGTCGCCTCCACCCTCACCACCGTGTTCTCCGGGTACCCCTTCAACACGGCCAGCCCGTCGGGACCGAACTCGTACATGGTCGGGAACATCCGATATCCGTCGGGGCCGTGCATCGCGGCGAAGCACAAGCCTCCGACGATCGGCCGTTCGTCAACCTCCACCGCGGCCAGCAACCGGGGAAGGGCGTCCGGGGGAAAGGTCATGTCCGAGTCGAGCATCCACAGCCAGTCGAAGTCGGTGGACAAGAACGATTCGGCAACTTCGTTTCGGGCTCGGGAGATGTTCGCTCCGGCGTACTGTGCGATCTGCCCGCCGATCAGGCCGGGGTAGGCGAGACTGACATTCAGCAGCGACCGACAGAACTCTCCTGTGACTGTCCCCGGATGCAGATACGCAACGATTACGCCCCGACCGACCGAGCCCACCGGTCGTCCAAATGCCTGTCGATCCAGGCTTGCGCCTTCGTCGAGTCCCATCCGACCGCCTCCGGTAGTTGTTCGTCCCGGTAAACGTGGAATGGGGTTACGTGTGTGCATGCCCACAGGTCGATGTCGAGGACGCCGCAGCGGAGACAGAACCAGCGGTCCTCGCCCCACATCGGCCAGTTCGGGATCGGCTCAAACTTCACCTGTTCGAGCACGTCCCGGCGGATTAGGGTCGCCGCACCCAAACCGCCCACCCTGTAATGGCCCGGTTCACGGAACCTTGCGGGGGTCTGAGTGAACCCGTAATGGCCCTGGTCCCACACGTTCGGAAGCCACGGATCGCCCGGCGACCATTGCGACCAGTAGACGAGTGAGATGACCGGTTCAGAACCGGTCAGATGGTTGATCGTTCCCGGCTGGCAGATGACATCCGAATCCAACAGGAACAGCCACAGCTGGGACTCTTTCAAGAACAGGTCGATGGCATAGTTCTTGATCGCGGCGACCCGCGATATCGATCCCATCGGCCATTCGTGTGTTCGACCGTCCCGGCTGTATCCACCCTCCGGTAGTTCGATGGCTGGCAGGATCTCCACGTTGGCGTCGCGGAGCAGCGCCGACGATTCCGGGTCTACGTTGTCGTCGTAGCACCACACGTCACCTTCAACCGACCGCAACCAGAGGTCGAGCACTTCGGGTGTCTGCCGGATTGGAGAAAAGGTCAGATGGCCTTCTCCCATTTAGATGACCTGCGCTGCGACCGAATAGGTGATCGAGTCGGCGTCGTCATGGGCGGCGGTGACTGTCCAGTAGGCGGGCACGATGTCATCCGCGATCAGGTTGGCGTCGGCCGTCAGGGATGGGTGGACTCGTAGGATCGTGGTGCTTGTGCCGGTGATCGCCGCGGACGCCAGGATCGTCCACGTCTCCCCGGATAGTTGGTCTGATCCGAGGATGGTGAACACGACGGATGGGCTGGCGGCTGAGGCTGTGACGTCGATGATCAGTATCAGTCCGGATGTTTCGCCTCCGGTCACATGGAACGTGTCGACGTCGGGGGTGGCGGTCCGTGCGGCCGAAGCCAACACGGTTACCGATTCACCCCGCGTGATGTCTACGTCGGCCATCAGCCGTCACCGTCCTTCGGTTTGCTTTTGGAGCCTTTGGGACGGCCGGGCTTGCGGACGGGAACCTCAGGCTCCGGTTCGAGCTCAGGCTCGGGCTCGGGCTCGGGCTCGGGTTCCGGTTTCGTTGCGTCGAGAGGCGTATAGCCGAGACGTTCTGCCTCGTCCGCAGGCATCTCCCGTCCGGCGACAGCCCACAGGGACGCGCCCCTAGGGTCGCCGTCCTCGACAAGGCTGTCCCTCGACTCGGTGAGAAGCAGCCGACGGTCCACGATCACGGTCGCCATGTCGTCCTCCTGTTCTGTTCGATTGAAAGTCAAGGCCGCTCATGGCCGAGCCGTGCTCCACCCAGCCTCGGTCGCATTGGCCACCCAGAAGACACCGCTCGCGATGTTGAGAGTGGCCGAGGCGGAGGTGGCCGTCGCGAAGCGACAACCGGAGACAAGCCCCGTGGTGTCCGTCACGTCGATGTCGAGGTAGTCGGTCGGCTCCGTGCCGTCCTCCTGCGCCCCGAACACGCAGTCGATGATCTCCAGGCTGCGCGTGAACTCAGCGACGACGCAGACCGTCGAGATGTGCTTGAAGGCGCAGTGCTCCAGGCGAGTCCGTGAGACGGGGTTGGCCCCGCCCGTGCCGATGAGGCTCAGGCCGGTCGGTGCCTGCTGGAACTGGCAGTCGATGAACCGAGTATCAACGACGCTGACGCCGGCACCGGCACTCTCAAGTAGTGCGCCGACACCGGTGTCCCCACCGTCGAAGTGGCACGCGTGCGCGCTGATCCGCCTCGTTGACCCCTCGACGTGGAGGCCGCTGCCCGTGCCGCGGCCCGCCAGGGTGAGGTTGACGAGCAGCACATCGTTCACGGTGGCTGCGGTGCCGTCGATGGTCAGGGCCGTCCCGTTGGTCGCGAGGCCGGTAATCCGGGCGCTTCCACGCGTACCGACACCGACAAGTGCGATACCGCTCGTCGAGAGCGTGAGGTTCTCGTCGTACTCGTTACCGCCATCGATGTAGATCACGTCACCTGCGGACGCGGCATCGATGGCCGTCTGGATGCTCTCTCCGGCGCGCACATGCCGCGTCGCCCCAAACTGGTTAATGGCGCGCGGCACGCCGTCCTGAATGACGACGCCGCCTTCGATGATTGGCATGATGTTTCTCCTTCCAAGTTTGTAGTGGGGGACAGGACCATTCCCGTCCCCCACCAGTGGATCAGATTCCGGACACCAGCGTGAACGCCTCCGGACGGGTCCACACGACAGCCGCACGAAGATCCGCACGGATAGCCTGCTTCCCCTTGATGAAGTAGTCCGAATGCGAGTCGGACACTTGCACTCGGATACCCCGTCGGAGGACCAGCAGCGAATAGTTGGCGAAGTCGCCGACCACCGCAGTGTTCTCCGTCTGCGCATCCGACTTGACCACACGCAAACCCCAGATCCGCTCCGGGCCAGCCTCAGAAGGCGAACCCCAAATGTAGATCCCGTCGGCGGTGCGAAGCAGCCGCACATCCTGCCAGTCGTTGTCATGGAAAATGACAGCGTTCGGAGATGCCCGACCCGTCACACGAGCCTTCGTGATCCCCTTGTGGACCGCATCCGGCACCGGATCAGACCCCTTGGCCTGCGTGCCGACAGAACCCTTGTTGTTGATGCCAAGCACATTCGGAGTGTTGCCGTCGCCGACCAGGATCTGCGAATCGAGCCGCTGGCGAAGCATGAACGGCAGACGTGCATTCACGTACGCTTCCGCACCCGGCTCGTCCTCCAACTGCTCGTCAGTGACAGGCAGCCACACGGTGACCTTCTCCACCGTCACAGACCGCTCAGTCAGGACCAGCGCAGCCTCACCATACGTGCCACCCTCAGCGGCCTCAGCGGCGTTGTTCGTGAAAGTGGTCTCCTCCATGTACTTGTACGCCGACTGCGAGGTCGGGATCTGCGGAAGCAGATCGGTGACCTGGACGGGACGTTGCGCGTCCAACACGACCAGACCGGACCGGGTGGACTCGGGCTCCCAACCGGCACCCGTCTCGAACAGAGTGTTCTGCGGGTTCATGATCGCCGTCGGCGACACGTCGAGGTCGGCCTCGGCACGCTGACGCCAATTCTTGAACGCCGACGACTTGACGAACAGTTCACCAAGCGACTTCGGAGCCCGGACCGGTCGACTGTCACCAGCTTCGACAGCCTCAGGATCATCCTTCGACGCTTCGGCGGCACGCTGAACATCCCGGAGGGATTCGGCAGCCTTACCCAGTTCGGTCAGCTCGTCGTTGAGCGCCTTGATCTTCGATGCGGCAGCAGACGTGTCGCCTGCGAACTCCTTCACCTTCGACAGGTCGATGGTGCCCTCACCGCCGTCCTGGGCTTCCGCGAAGATGGCGGCCAGCTCACTGCGCTTGGCTTCCAGCTTCCCCTCAGCCTCTTTCAATGCGGGAAAATTCATGATGTAACTCCTTGAGTGAGTGCGACGAACCGGGCGTACTCGCCTGTGATGTCGCAGGTTTCTTCTGTCTCGGACGCGGATCCGAGACGTTCTGTGGCAGCCCGCAACCTGTCGATCGACGCGACCGCATCGTCTGACAGTGGGGTTTTGCCCTGCTCTGACCGGAAGGCGACCACCTTCTCGGTCTCACCCGCGAACGCTTCGACAGCCCCAACCAGGGCTTCGAGATCCGCGGCAAACTTGGATGGCACCCGATCCTCGGGTTGACGTGACGGCTTCACAGCCTCATCAGCGAGACCGGCCTTGACGGCGCCGTCATGGTCGAACCATGTTTCCTCGGCCATCAGGGCGAGCCATTCGTCGGCGTCCGTGTCGGATCGTTCGGCGTAGATGCCGGCGATGATGGAAGTTTGAACGTCGAGGATCTCCCCGGTTTTGCGATGGTCTTCGCCGTTGCCGATAGTGATCGCCAGGGCCTCATGAATCATCATCTGAGAACCGGTCAACATGATCCGACGGTCCCCGGCTTGGACGATGACTGAGGCGATCGACGCGGCCATACCGTCGACCCTGGTGGTGATCTTCGCCGGATGCGCCCGGAGAGCGTTGAAGATGGCTACACCCTCGAACACCGAGCCGCCAACAGAGTTGATCTGCACTTCGATCTCGTCAGCGGTGATCTGCTCCAGCTCGGCTGCCACCTGCTCGGCGGAGATACCGAACCAGTCGTCGATGATCCCGTAGATGCGGATGACTGCCGGACCGTCCGCACCGTCCCGATTCTGTACGGTCAGAGTGGCGGCAGCCCGAAGCCGCTCTTTGAACAGGTCGGCGTACGGCTTGCGAATGTTCATGCGGCTGTCTCCTTGTCTGGCTGTACCTGCACCGAGGGGCGCCCCGTATGCTTGAGGAGCCGCAGGTCACCGGAAGTGATCGCAGCGACCGCCGATTCCGGCTCGAACCCGTCACGGGCAAGCGTCGCGATAGCTTCGGCGTTGACCTTCAGAATGTCGGCGGCATCCTTGGCGTCGTCCTGAAGGAACGGGATGTCACGGTCGTCGTACCAGAGCCGCGACCCGGGCGGAGGATCAGCGAACTTCGACAGCGACGCCGCCATCTTCCGCCACAGCGGACGGGCCCCCACGTCAGCGAACCGTCGCTTCGAAGCGTTGAAGTTGCCGGCATTCAACGATGACCCTTGCATGCCTTCCGAGAATTGGGCGAGGACCGCTCCGACCAGCGACGCGGCGGCCATCCGCGACTCTCCGGCACCCTGCGTCACCTTGAAATCAAGCTGCTTGAGATCGGCACCAACCGTGTGAGTGTCGGCGCCGCCACCCAGATGTACCGTCTTGTACGCCTTGTCCACCCCGGAGTGCTGCTCGGCGTAGAACTTCGCGAACGTCTTCACCGTTTCGGGGGCGACATCCTTGTCGTAGGTGATGACCGTCCCCGACGTGGCACCGTTCTCAAAGAACTTGAGTTTGTGTTTCGATGTGGCGTTGTCGGCCATAACCTCGCGGGTGATGGCCGTGATCCACGACATGCCCCGCCACTGTGCGATCGGATCAGGAATCGGTGAGTAGTGGGCCACGTCTTTGGCGGGGAGCAGCGTCCCCTCGTCGAGAGGAGGCTTGTACAGATAGCCGGACACCCTCGCACCGATGTCGGTCGGCCGGCCGGGCGAACCGTCGTCCCGGACCGGTGCCTCAGTGATGATGGTCGTCCAGTCGGGACGCAACCGACGGATACGCGACCCGTCGTCGTCGACGACCGTGGTGGCGTAGAAGTTCCCGGCGAGAGAACCGTCCTGTTCCATCCGGTCGATCAGTTCACCTGTCGTACCGTTCGGCCACGGACTCTCCAACAGCGCCAGCGACGGCAGTCCGAACAGGTCACCCGGCCGGCCGTTCTCGAGCCGCTGATACTGGAAGCGCGCCTCAGAAAGGATCGCCTGTCGTATCAGGATCGTGGTGAAGACCACCCCGTTCGCCTTGAACGCCCCCTCCACATAGCCTTCGAAGTCGTTGGCGATCTCCTCCCGATCACCGATAGACGATCCGAGCAGCCCCGCCACCGACCAGAAGTTCCCGCTGTTCCACGTCTTCCCGATCGACGAGAACGACAGCCCGTTACGAAACCGAGTCAGATTCCTCATTCGTCATCCCCCAGGATCAGCCACGCCAACCCAGCGAGGAGCACCCCACCGACCGCAAGCCCCGCCCCGAACATGTAGAACCCGACGCCGACAGCCACCATCACGGCAGCCACCGTGAGGACGATGGCGAATAAGAAATCTCGCACATCGACCACCTTTCAGGTGACAACCATGACCGGTGTCAGGTCTGGGGTATGCCCATAGACCGAATGGCCGTGAGCGGCCAACGTCACCGCCACCAGCGGAGAAATATCCGCACCCGACTGACGGCTCCACGTCCACGCATCACCACGATCACGCTTCCGAGCGCCACGCAACGCCACATCCAGCATCGACTGACCCAGATGCCGCAGATCGTCAGACAATGCCGCATCAAACAGTGCGCCACACGCCTGCGCCATATCCTGCATGGTGGCCTTCACCAACAGCCCACCGTCCGCCTTCAACCCGACCCCAGCTTCTTCGATCTCCGCGAGGAGCGAGCTGGCGGGACCGTTACCGTCGACCACGATGACACACGGCGACCACCGGTCGACCAGCCGCAACAGCTCTGGCACAACCCACCGGGTACCGGCCTTATGGTCGATAACCTCCAAATGTTTCCGGCCGTCCTTGCGTCTCCCCGCCGCGCCGATAGCCGCATACGACCGCTCCGGGTTCACATCGAACGCGAACGCGATGGGACCGTCGATCTGAGAATCCATGTCGGCCAGCCCATCCCACGTCTCCCGCGGAATCACCTGATCTTCGCTGCTGTCAGTGTCCGGCCAGTCACCAACCCCGAGCCGCTCGGCCGCGAACCCGCGAGGACTGAGAGACCGATGCTCGTTTCCGATGTACTCGTGAGTGATCCGGATCTGATAGCCGGGGTTCGCCTGTGCCCAATACCGAGGACCAGCCGAAACACTGATCGGATCGGCTGCATACTCTTCGGGGTCGACCGACCACTCATACCACGCTAAAGACGGATCACCGCCCGCCTGCCCCCGCTTCCTAATCCTCGCAAACACCACCCCGTTCGCGTGAATCATCTGATCCACCGCAGACCCCGTATACCAAAGCTGGGGGTTCGGATGCGCCGACAGGACCGGCATCAGCGCCGACTGTGACGCCTCCTGAATCTCCATCGCCTCGTCAAAGACGACGAGATCCCCCGACAACCCCCGACCCCCGCCCTTCGTGCGGGTCTTGAACTTCAACCGGGCACGCCGGTACTTGCGGGTGAGGGTGATCCCTTCCTGACCGTGCGCCCGCGACACCCGATCGACCTGCTTCCACATGTCATCGGAGGATTCGATCAGTTGGAGCATCCGCTCCATGTGCTCCAGCGACGTTTCAAACAGATGCGCCGAATGAACGATTAGCTTCTCACCGAACAAGAACAGCCCTGCCAACTCCCGAGCTTCGAGAACCGAGCCCTTCCCGTTCTGCCGGGAAACCTCCACCCCAACCTCGAACGCCGACCACTTCCCGTTCGCCTGCTCCCCCAACGCACCGTCCATGATCAGCCGCTGCCATGGATCGAGAACCAACCCACACTCTGCGGCGAGTTCCACCGCCTCCTGACCGGAGCTAGATACGTGGGGAGGAACCCACTGCACCCGCGGCGTCTGAACGCCTTGCGGCACGTCGAGCGGCGAGGTCGTCAACAACAGCAACCCCCACATCTTCGGCCACGCCGCAGCTCGCCAGCACCGTCCGTAACTCCCGCGACAGGGCCGCCAAGTCACGCAAAGACTCTGAGCAGTCCATCGCCCGAGCCAATCTCATCGCCATCGCTCGATACCCCTCCGGCGCGTTGACCGGGATCTGACTTTCAACCGACCGGGCCACCGAACCCGCCGAACCATCCGAATGTTTCGCCCGCCGATGGCTGCCCAAACCACCCTTCGACCTCGCAACGAAAACGCAATCCGGACACTCGAACACGGGCAACCCCCTTGGCGGTCAGAAGCTCGGGGAGGGAAAGAAAGAG